TCTACCAGATTCATAACATTCATCATGTCTACGTATTTTCTAATATAATCTAGAACAGTACGTGGTTCGAGTGATCTCTTTTGAGCCCATTGAATTATATAATCCTTTTTAGATGCAACAAACTTATCCATGATGACTCTATTTACAACATTAGATTTCAACAATGTTAAATATTCATCTTTATCAAAATCTTCTTTATCAACTACTTTTTTATCTCTTACTAATCGCGAAAATTCAATAAGGATAGAATCATTTGGTTCAACTATCCCAGTGTAAATATTTTTTTTGTATTCTTGCATTTTATTATAATAGAATGTATCTGTTGTATTTGTATTAATATCTAACATTTCCAACATATTATGTATATCGTCGGTTACATATTTCAATGTGTCAAGATCAGATCTTTGATTTCCAATATATTTTTTCATACCATTAATGTTTATACGCTGTTTTCCATTGACCATATTCCATGTAACCGCTTTATTTATAAAATCTCCTCCAACAGTAAGGTATAATGCAATTATTCTAACAATATTTTCTGTTTGATTCATTGCAATACCATAAATTAGTGCATTAATGATTGATAGGTCGATATCTTCGGTACTAATTGTACTCAGTTCTTTTTTGAGAATATACAAATTTTTTCCCAAAATAGTTTTTGACACATATATAAATTCGTTGGATTTATTTATTTTATCTAATTTATTTAATTTATCTAATTTATCTAATTTATCTAATTTATCTGATTTTTCAGAAATATAAAATGATATAAATAAATTGTCCATAAGTGTACTCCAAAACGACAACATTTTTTTTGATATTATTTTTCCTAAACCAGTGTTATTTTTATTGTTGAAGAATGATAATTCTTGTTCATCTTTGATTCCAACAATATACCCGTTTATGTTTCTCTTGAGATTTATTTCATCAGGATGAATTATATAAAATCTTCCGTTATTATCATCCAATGTTTTGTACGACAAACCAGTCATATATGTCGGACTCAAAGACTCGTAACTAGAATAATCATAGTGATTATTGTTTCCATAGTAATCGAAAAATCCTTTTTTTGTATTATATTGCATTTTTATTATTTTACTTAACCCTTTTATTGTTTCATAATATTTATCAATATCGGCTGCACTAAGTATTTTTAAATTTCTAGGATTATTTGGATCGTTCATTTTGTCAAATATTTGTATATCGTTGTAGGAATCATACAATCGATCAAATAAATCGAGATATATATTGCTAACCGATATATCATATTGTTTTTTGATGCCTTCTGTTGTTCCTTGAGGATATAAATAATAAACTGTACCTGGACCAGTTCTTCCAACACGTCCCTTACGTTGAAGTCTCGATGAATCTGATATCCAACTTTTAATTAGAGATGCACCATGCTTTTTGTAGTCATATATAGATGTTTTTTGTGTACCAGTATCTATTACATATTTTAAAGATGTAATTGTCAACGATGCTTCTGCAATATTTGTTGCAACAATTACACATCTAGTATACACATTTGACCCAATATTATTTTCTTCTGTTAGTTTGTTAAATGGAAATGATCTGTCTACGCGTAATTCTTTTATTCTTTCATGGATACTACCCACTAGATCTCTCTGATATTTGGATAATTTTGAATTAAATGGTAATGCTATCATATCGGGAGGTAAATCTTTATTTAAAACATCGAGTGATTTGTTTATTTCCATTTCACCGGGTTGAAAAAATAATATATCTCCTGTTGATTCTTGTGTGACTATTTTATTAATTAATTCAATGGGGTCTGCGTTGGGCATGTAATATTCTGTTATTTTAAAACGAGTTGTTTGTCCTGGTGGTGAAATGTGTAATCTTTTGTCGACATTTATTCTGTCGATAGCATTTTCTTTTAAAAACATATTGAATGGAAACATTCTATTATTATTAATGTCTCTATAGAATCTTCTATAATATGGTTCATCGTCATCCATTGTCGCACTAACAATTACTAGTCTAATTGAATTATTATAGTTAACCATATGCTTCATTAGAGTTAAAATCATATCCATATTTTTATTGTGTTCATGTGATTCATCCACAATAACAATATCATACTGGTTATCCATTTTATATGAAGTATTTTTACCGTCTCTATTTCGTGTGACTTTTTTGAAAACAGGATTTTGTATTTCTTCGACAAGACTACCATCTGTTACAATTTTTAACATCAGATGGTTAACTCTTGCTGTATGGTTTGCTGTTTTGTATTTATATTGTACATAATAATTTCCATCAATTATGGGAACACCTAATTCTCTTGATATTGTTTCTGAATTATTATTTGTTGGAGCTATACGCGGTTGTGTACATATTACTGAACCATTATTTTTATAATCGATTGCTTTCAATGCATATAATAATAATTTAGGTACTTGTGTCGATTTACCAACACCAGTTGCACCTGTTACAAAGAGAACACGTGAATTGATATATTTATGGAAAAAATTTATTTGACTTATCCAATTCATAGCATATGCGTCATACCATCCATTGTTACTATTATATTTAAAATAACTTGTTGTGATATATGATTTTGTTGAATGATCTCTGTATGTCATAGGTTTCATATCAGAATATTTGGTTCCGGTTAAATAATAATATGAACCATCCCAAAGATTATTTCCTTCCGCTGTTATTTCTTGTCCGACAATATTTGCTATTTTTCTACCCCTGTATTCATCATCTCTAGAAATATATCTTTCGTCACTAGCCATTCTATTAGGAACAAACTGAGATAAAACACCTCTCAAAATCATACTCTGAAATATAAAATCCACTATATTTTCTTTCATCTTATCATGAATTAATTTATTAATTTCTTCTATATTATTCCTCCTAATTTCACTGGGAATATTATAATTTTCGAGATATGTAGTTGATATATATCTACCTATATTAAACCATTCCATAACAGGAATTTTATTATTTAGTCTTTTTAATATGAGGTCCTTTTCTGCCGAAGACAGAGATTTCCAATAATTTGACATAAGATCTGGATATCTCATAAATTTTTTGTTCAGATTTTCTCTTGAAATAAGAGATTTTGCAAAATTATATACATTTTTAAGTGTTATAATTACAGCACTTGATGGATCGTCAACGAGTGGTTTATATTCATTAAATTTAATGATATCATCGTTTTTTATTAAATAAGTTCCAAACCAAGTTAATTTAAATTTTTGTAAACACATTCTAATATATTCATACATGTGTTTTGGCTTTAGTGTCAGTAACGATTCTTTAATACTTTCCATCGTTATATCATCGTGTTCTTCATATTCATCATTTTCATAATTAAAATCAATTCCCTTTTTATTGAACGATACATATTCCCCTTTATTTATTGCCTCATCAACTAATTCATAATTATTATCAAATGTATAAATTAACGCTCTTGCTATTTTTTGTAATGATGTATTACTCAAACTAACTTGTCCATTAGTGAAATTATATCCACTGTACACAAAAGATAAAAATTCTTTCCAATCTGATTCAAATCTAGCTCTTTTCGATTCTTCCAATGTTTCCCAAGTTATATTTTCAACACAGGACTTTAATTTAAATATATATGAACATGCAACAATCATTGGTATTTGAAGTTCAGATTGTAACAATAAATCATATATTAACCATTTTACACTTAAAATATTGTGATAAAATTCATTTGCAATAGTGTCATATATATCTGTAATACATAAACCATTTAGTTTATCTTTAACATTCTCATCCAATTTAAACTCCGTTATAGCATTCCAATCACTTAAATTGTTATTAATAAATTTCCATTTTGTATCATCATATAGTTTAATTTTATTATATGAATACATGTCTATCGGTAATACATCTATCCAATTAACATATAATTTTGTTGCTACAGTTCTTATCGTATCCAATAAAAGGAAATAATTATGATCTAAATACTCTTTGCTGAATGGTCTTTCAGTTATGTTATTGTAAATGCCGGTGCTCGCATTACGCAAACATCTTTCGTACTGAAAATTACTAAAAATATATTTGGGCTCCTCTTCATTTATATTAACGTTTTCTTCCTTTTTAACAAATAATTCGTCTAATGACCTTAGAGTTTTTTTTTTTTGATTATTATCATCTGCTGAAATAAAAGGAGTTAGAGATAATAATATTGCAATAACATCTCTATAATTATTTTGTCTAAATTGATGTTCATATATTTCTCGTTTATTTAAATCAAAATAAAATACACATGCGATTATATTAAGTAAATTAATAAGATATGATTGCAATAATAACTGATGAGATGACAATAGATTTGGATATATTCCTTTTATTACATTATTATAAATATCACTCTCAAATGTTTCTGTGATAAATACATCATATTTATTCATTGTTATTAATATTACCGTTCAATTTATTTTTTTACAAATATATTTATAATATATTAAAATATTGAAATTTTAATAATAAATAATAACTACTGAATAAAATTTGCAACAATAAATATATATTCTTCAATTATTATAAACAGTAAAAAATCAGCATTAAATAATGTCATTTGAGACCTATTTGAGTAACTTACCTCATGTTGAAAATTATAAGGAAACAACAAAACAACTTACTAAAATAATCAAGGGAGAATACCTTTTATATAGTGATATTGAAAACAATCCAGAAAAATTCTTTGACTGTCATAGAGAGTTTGCAGTTAATAAACAACACAGTCTGGGCATAAAATTCACCGTTCAGTATAATTTATTCGGTGGAACAATTATGTTCCTCGGAAATGATAAACAGCGAAAATTTCTTTTTGATAGTCAAAAAAATGGTATCCTTGGATGTTTTGCGTTAACTGAAAAGTCAGCCGGTGTTATGAGTGGATTTGTAGTAAATACTGAAGCGAAATACATTCCAGAGAGTAATTCATTCTTATTGAATTCAATCGATCGTGAACATTCAAAAACATGGATATCACAAGGACTTAGTGCACAGTATAGTGTGGTTATTGCAAATTTAGTAATTAATAATACAAACAAGGGACCTCATGCATTTTTGATCCAAATGGATTTGGAAGGAATACAGATAAAAGATATGGGGCTAAAAACGGATCTAAATGCCTTGGACAATGCTGAAATATATTTTGATAATGTTAGAATTGATTATGATTGTTTACTATCAAGATTTACATCGATTGTCAACAATGAATACAAACTTGATGGATTAAATAAATATTCTTTCATAACAATTGCACAAAAATTATTGACTGGGAGATTTTGTATTGGTGATTCGATGATAACATATTTTAATAAATTAATAGGAGAAGTTGAAACCAATTTATTACAACGTGAAATTTACTTAACAAATGATAATAAAATGAAACTTGCGGAGTTACCACATATCCGGGATAAACTAATTGATGTTAAAAAAAATGTCAGTGAAATTATTAAATTCAATAATTATGTTAGATCAAGATTAGTTAATTATATGAAAACAAAACAACCTGTCCCGGCAGATTTAATAGAACTAATATCAATAACAAAAATTGCAAGTACTGAAATAAGTACAAATGAAAGTCTACATTTTAGACAATTAGTTGGTTCACAAGCATTAATGAAATCTTCTGGATTGGGATCGAATTTGGATGTAATGTACTGTAGTCAATTTGCCGAAGGTGATAACAAAATATTAAAACAAAAAATTACAAGAGATTGGTTAAGTTCAATAAAAAAAAATCCAAGGAAATTCTTTAAAGTTCCATCATTTTGGGGCAAAATATATATGTTAATGTTACTTATAAAAATGTGGTTTAATCCATCCATTAAAACATGGATGGAGAACTATAAAACAATCAATTCATTTGCTGATATTATTGTTAACAATGAAATTAAAAAAACAAGATCAAATTTGTAAAAAAAATATTTTATTTATTTTTAGCTATCTTTAGCTATCTTTAGCTATCTTTAGCTATCTTTAGCTATCTTTAGCTATCTTCAAAGATTTTATATTCATCGATAATACCTTCAATAATATCTTTGAATGTTTCACTCGAAATATACTCGTTTATTACCAATATAT